TTGCAAATGATCCGCGATGTAACGGGTCTTAGTGAAGCGCGTGACGGTTCAACGCCTGATGCAAGAGCATTAGTAGGTGTTCAAAAGCTTGCTGCGGCAAATTCAAATACGGCTACACGACATATATTAGACGCAGGTCTGTTCTTAACAGCCGAAACCGCGGAATGTTTATCACTGCGTATATCCGATGTTTTAGAATATAGTCCGTCTAAAGATGCGTTAATCCAGAAGATTGGTGGTTACAATGTAGCTACGCTAGAAGAGATTGCTGAACTGCATCTATATGACTTTGGAATTGTATTGCAGTTATCGCCAGACGATGAGGAAAAAGGGATGTTGGAAAACAATATTCAAACAGCATTGTCAGCAGGATTGATTGACCTTGAGGACGCTATTGATATTCGCGAGGTTAAAAACCTTAAATTAGCAAACCAATTGCTGAAGGTTCGTCGCAAAAAGAAATTAGAACGCGACCAAGCAATTCAACAGCAAAATATTGAGGCACAAGCGCAAGCACAAGCACAAGCGCAACAAATGGCGGCACAAACCGAAATGCAAAAAGAGCAAGCGGTTATGCAAAGCAAGGCGCAGCTTGAACAGCTGAAAGGCCAAATGGAAATGCAGAAAATGCAGCAGGAAGTTGCAGCCAAAAAAGAACTTATGGCGCTGGAATTCCAATACAATATGCAGCTTAAGGGTATTGAAGTCGACGGTCAAAAAGCTAAAGAAGCAGCAAAAGAAGATCGTAAAGACGAAAGAACAAAAATGCAAGCGTCGCAACAAAGCGAACTTATTGAGCAAAGACAAAAGCAAACCCCGCCAAAAAACTTTGAATCGTCAGGCAATGACATCATGGGCGGTGGATTCGGTTTAGGTACGTTTGAACCTAAGTAATAATAAGAATAACAATTATATAGTATTTTATCATGGCTGAAGAAATTCAAGAAGAAATTCAACAAGAAGAAAACACTCCAGTGCACGCTTCTTTTGAAGATGGTACAATTAAAGTAGATTTAAGAACTGATGCCGTTCAAGAGCGAGAAACAGAGACGGTGGATGTGGGCGAACAACCCGCAGCTAGCGAAGGAGTGGACGAAGAAGTACGGGAGCAGCCCGAGCAAGTTGTCGAGCAGCCCGTTCAAAATGAAGAGCCCGTTCAAAATAAAGAGCCCGTTCTACAAGAAGTAACAGACGAAGAAGTCGAGGTTGCGGCAAACCAACTTGACGAACAGGTTGCTGAAGCAGTTTTAGAACAGGAAAAAACTGGCGTTGAATTACCGGAAAACATTCAAAAGGTTGTAGACTTTATGAATGAAACGGGTGGAACGCTTGAAGACTATGTTCGTTTGAATATAGATTATAGCGCTCTTAACGAAGATCAGCTTCTACGAGAATATTACCAAACTACAAACCCACATTTAGACCCGGAAGATATTGACTTCATGCTTGAAGATAAATTTTCTTACGATGAAGACCTTGATGATGAGCGAGAAGTGCGCCGCAAAAAAGTAGAGCGCAAACAAGCGTTGGCAAATGCTAAAAATCATCTAGACGGTCTTAAGTCTAAATATTACGAAGAGATCAAGATGGGGTCTAAACTCACCCCTGATCAACAAAAAGCGGTTGAATTTTTTAACCGTTATAATAAAGAAAACGAAGAAGCAACTAAAATTGCTGAACGACAAGCCAGCAGATTTAAGTCTGAAAGCGAAAAAGTTTTCGGTGAAGGTTTCGAGGGATTCGATTACCAGGTAGGCGAAAAGAAGTACCGCTTTAAGGTTAATAATGCGGCTGAGGTTAAACAAACCCAAGGTGACATTAATAATTTTATCAAGAAGTTCTTGAACGAAAATAATGAAATGTCAGATGCCAAGGGTTATCACAAATCTCTGTTTACAGCGATGAATGCCGATAAAGTTGCGCAACATTTTTATGAGCAAGGCCGAGCCGACGCAATTAAAGATAGTACCGCCAAATCTAAGAATGTAGATATGGACCCGAGAGGGGTGCATACAAAAGCTGCAGCTCAGAACGGTTGGACAGTTCGCGTACTTGACGACGGCGCTAGTTCTTCTAAGTTGAGAGTTAGAATGAAAAAATAATAATCCATTTAAAACTAATTAAAAAATGGCTGGATCTTTTGCTTCAAGTGGCGCATTTGGTGCACACTTGACTCCTGCTCCCGTAAAATCATTGTGGAGCGGAAACTATTTGAACTTTGCTGACCCTAACTTTGCACAGTGGTCTCAGCAATTCCTACCTGAAGTATACGAAAAAGAAATCGAGCGTTACGGTAACCGTACTGTTTCTGGTTTCTTGCGTATGGTTGGTGCTGAAATGCCAATGGCTTCTGATCAAATCATTTGGTCTGAACAAGGTCGTTTGCACATCGCTTATGACGATGTAGTTGTTGCTTCTACAAGCACTCTTACCATGTCTTCTGCGGATCACTTGATTCACGAGGGTATGACTATCGTTATTGCTGACTCAACTAACTTAGTTGAAAAAGCTTACGTATCTGGCGTAAACGGCGTTACTGTAACTGTTGAAGTTTACAACAGCTCTAACAAATTGATGGCGTCAACCGGTACTGTAAAAGTATTCGTGTACGGATCTGAATACGCTAAAGGTTCTCAAAATGCTGGGGTATCTAAAGATGCTTCTTTCACTACTTTCACTAACAAGCCAATCATCTTGCGCGACAAATACAGCGTAAACGGTTCTGACACTGCTCAGATCGGTTGGGTTGAAGTAACTTCTGAAGCTGGTACTTCAGGTTACTTGTGGTACTTGAAAGGTGAGCACGAGTCTCGTCTACGTTTTGAAGACTACTTGGAAATGTCAATGATTGAAGCAGAACTTGCTGAAGACGCAACAATGACTGTTGGCGGTTCTGAAGGTTTGTTTGCTGCTATTGAGTCTCGCGGTTTGGTTTACAACGACCAAGTATTTGGTACTGGTGGTTTGACTGACTTCGATACTATCTTGGCTGAACTTGACAAGCAAGGTGCTATTGAGGAGAACATGATGTTCTTGGATCGCGCAACTTCTTTGGGTGTTGACAACATGTTGGCTGCTCAGAACTCTTACGGTGCTGGTGGTACTTCTTACGGTGTGTTTAACAATTCTGAGGACATGGCGTTGAACCTAGGATTCTCTGGATTCCGTCGTGGTTCTTACGACTTCTACAAAACAGACTGGAAATACTTGAACGACTCAACTACTCGTGGTTTGATTAGCGACGTTGAAGGTGTTATCGTTCCTGCTGGTACTTCTACTGTTTACGATCAAACACTCGGTAAAAACATTGCACGCCCATTCTTGCACGTACGTTACCGTGCTTCAGAAGCTGACGATCGTCGCATGAAGTCTTGGGTTACTGGTTCTGTTGGTGGCAACTACACTAGTGACGAAGATGCAATGAATGTTCACTTCTTGTCTGAGCGTTTGCTTTGTGTACAAGGTGCGAACAACTTTGTATTGTTGAAAAAATCTGTTACTCCTTAATCGGGAATAGATAAATAATATCACCCTCAGTTTCGGCTGGGGGTGATTATTTTCTTTTTATTTAATTTTATTATATCATGGCAGAAGCTAAAACAAAAAAGGTTGCAGCAACTAAAGCTGCACCTAAGGCTGCGGTCGCGGAAGCGCCTGTTGCTGAAACTAAAAAACAACCAGTTGATAATTGGGTACACAAGGATCGACTATACGAATTAACTAGCAAGCGCAAGCCGCTTGTATTCACTATTCCATCTAAACATAGTGCTGAGAAACCGCTTTTATGGTTTGATGAAGAAAAAGGATACAACCGTGAAATTCGCTACGCTTCTAACCAACGTTCTTGCTTTGTTGATGAGCAAGACGGTAACGCAACATTAGGTCGTATTGTCTTTAGAGACGGTATTTTGCGTGTTCCTAAAGAAAACGTAGTGCTACAGAAGCTGCTTTCTTTGTACCACCCATTTACTAAAAAGGGTATTATTGAAGAATATGCTCCAGAGCAAATTGCTACAAACGACATTGACTATATTGAAATGGAACTTGAAGCAATGACGCTTGCTCGCGATCTAGACATTGAAGAACTAGAAGCTATCTTGCGTGCAGAAATTGGTTCTGAGGTATCTAAGATGTCTTCTAAGGAACTTAAACGCGATGCCTTACTGTTTGCACGTTCTCGTCCTAATTTGTTCTTAGAACTCGCTAATGACGATTCTATTCATCTTCGCAATATCGGTATTAAAGCCGCGGAAGCTGGTATTATACGATTGTCATCCGATCAACGAACATTCACTTACGGTGAATCAAATAGGAAACTAATGACCGTGCCGTTTGATGAACATCCATATTCTGCACTAGCAGCGTTCTTCAAGACTGACGAAGGTATGGAAGTTTTGAATGCTATTCAAAAACGACTATAGTCAAGATTAATAGTTAGGCTGCATGAAAATGTGGCCTAACTTTTTATATAACAAAAACAATTATGGTAAGTATAGATACTGTTTATCAACGTGTGCTGGCAATCCTCAATAAAGAACAAAGAGGATATGTGCCTCCAATAGAGTTTAACTTGTTCGCAAATCAAGCACAAATGGATTTGTTCGAACAATACTTCTATGATATTAATCAATTCGGCAGATTGCACGGCAATGATACAGAGTATTCTGACATGCTTAATCTCCTAAATGAAAAGATTAACATCTTTGAAAAGACGGCTGCAATGACGTATAATGGTACGCATTGGCAAGCGCCTTCGGATTTGTATCGTATTGGAAGTTTGCTATACAACGATACCGAAGTTGAGCGCATTAACGCCAACGAATACCGATATATTGCAGCTTCGCCACTCGCGGCACCAAAGGACGCCCGCCCAGTGTTTGTAGCAAACAGCGACGGATATAAGGTATATGGTGATTCTGAATTAACTACAGGAGTATCGTGTAATTATATTAAGGTGCCCGCAACAGTCGAGTGGGCTTATAATGACGTATTCGGATCAGCAGAATACGACGCTACAAATACAACCAATTTTGAGCTGCATCAATCTGAAGAAACTGAATTAGTCTTTAAAATACTAGAACTAGCGGGTCTCGCTATTAAAGATACAGGTGTTTACCAGGCGGCAATGCAGATGGAAATGCAGAATACACAACAAGAAAAATCTTAATAAATGGGTCTAATCAATACATCAAACGAGAGCTATTACAATGGCCCCGATGGTATACTAAATAGTGGGGATGAAAACTATGGCAGTTACCAGTTTACCAGCATAAAAGATATTATCAATAACTTTATCGTTGCCTATGTAGGCGAAGATAAGATTATTAGCAAAGTAAAACGCACGGATGTAGCGTTCCACGCCCAGCGTGCATTGCAGGAATTTTCATTTGATATTTTGCCATCACAAAAATCAATTGAACTTGAGCTTGGCCCTACACTAGAGT